TATAGAGATATAGAGAATATTAAAGAAAATGAAATTAAACAGGTAGCCGAGAAATACAAAGTCTCTACTAAATACGTTGAAAGGGTTTTAGATCGCTTGGCTAATGATATTGAAATCAAAGGAAAAGATAAATATGCCAACAAGCTAGCCGCTTTGAGAAATTGGGTAAGCAACCAAATTGAGTGGGACGAAAAGGATGGCAAAAAAATAATCTTAAAAGACCTAGAACCTCATCAGATCGAAGACTTGAGAAAAAACCCAGACAAATTATCAGTTTACAAAAAGGCGGGGTATGACGTATCCCGATTAAGAAAATGATTATCAAGGGATTAGAAGAAATTAAAACCATGTCAGGATACAGACTTTGGGATGTAATGAGAAAGTCGCAAAAAGCCGGAATGTTTAATGTTTTCAATGCTTGCTACGAAAGAGCCAAAGAATTAAACAACCGAACTTACGGCAGATGGGAGGAAGCTAAAGCACATTTTGATATGCAAATCTTTCCTCAGTGGGAGGCTCAAAACAAATCTCAAGTAGCTCAAATTTTAGGTTATCACTTTGAAATCCACATGGAGGTTGATGAAACCCAATCTATCAGAAACCACTACATGAGTTTGATAAATCCCAAAACAAATTCCTGTGTCTTAAAGTGGATGGTCAAAAACAAGGAGGTAGCCTTTTAATGAAAATCTTGCGCCTCGGAGAGAAGGGAGAGGGAGAATTACTAAATCACGGTTCCTGCCCGCCCTCTTCTCCGAGTCTCAAGACTCCTCGTTTACCCAGAGGGGGAGGTAGCCTTTTCTTTGCTAACTGGGAGGGGTGGCTTTCCCTTTGGGTAGACGAGATTACAAGTTTATAAATCTATGAGATCCAGACTAAAACGAATCAATAGAGAATACAAAAGAAAGGCTAAAAACTCAAGAGTAAATACTTGTGTGGGTGCGTTCCTCTTAGGGTTGATAGCCGGAATAATTGTAACAGTTACCATCATGCGTGGCAAGACAGAAGTTCCCGCTGAAGTCAAAGTTCAAGAGGTTGAAGCACAGGAGGTAATTCCTACTCCTGCCCCCGTTTCAACCGAAAGTATCGATGAACTAGTGGGAAAGTACGTCGACGAGTTCTTTACTACCCGTTCACAAAGAAGTGAAGTGCGAATGATTATGCACTGTCTACTTAATCGTGAAAGTAAACACAGTGAAGACACCGGAAGAGGTGATGGAGGTAAAGCTATTGGGATTTTACAATTTCACCAACCTACTTGGAACGGATATAGAAAAATCATGATTGATAGAGGTTTTGCAATAGAAATCGGTTCACCCTTAAACGTCGACCAAGCTATTAGGACTACAGTTTGGGCAATTAAAGATGGCCGAGCTTATGCTTGGGGTCCAATTTTAAGATGGTCCAAAGGGCGTTATTCAGAGGCCGCCTGCCCCGTGCCTAGTTTTTACTAAATGTTTAGAAGATATGAAATCAAATTCTGTTCTGTAGAAGAATGTGGTAGAGAAGTCTACGCCAAGAATTTATGTCTTTATCATTACCGAAATGAAAAATCAAAAAAACCTAAAAATCAGACTAAGTAAATATTTCAATCGCTATATCCGATTGAAAGAGTGTTTAGAGACTACGGGATCAACAACTTCAGGGTTTTGTTTCACCTGTAATGCCCACAAACCATTTGGTGAATTAGATGCCGGACACTTTATGGCTGGGAAAAACAACTCAGTCAAATTCATTGAAGAAAACGTCCACATTCAATGTAAGAGGTGTAACTACTTTGAGAGGGGAAACTTAATCCCTTATACCCTAAGAATGATTGAAAAATACGGCCAAGAGAAAGTTAATGAATTACAAAAAATTAAAAAACAAGCTCAAAAGTTTACCGATAGTGAGCTTGAAGAGTTAATCAAAATTTATAAGTTAAAAGTCAAAGAATATGAAAATAACTAGAGAATATATGCTCGAAGGTCTACAAGAAAGGATAGACAAGTTAGCAGAAAAAATTTACAAAGAAAGGAGGTTCAGGTGAAGTGTAGAATCTGCCAGCAAGAATTTGTCCCTGTTTATCCCAGACTGTCGACTTTGTATTGTGATGAGTGTAGGTATTCCCAAAAACGCTATAAGTTAGATAGGCAAAGAGACCGTCAAGTTAGGCGTTCTCGTCATATACCTCTTAATAATTTAGTGATATAAAAGCACAATGAAACTTCAAGACTTAATCGACAAAGTTTTAAAAATGGACTATCCCCAGGAACTGGATAAAAAGTGGGAGGGAGGGTGTCCTTGTTTTTGGTATAACCCGATAATTGATGGACATAGAATTAAAATTCACGGTCATTGTTGGAGAACCACGGACGATGGCATAGTTGGAGGGTGTAAGTGTTTAAATAACGGTTTACATATTACCGGCAAACTCCCAAAAAAAGACTTAATGAAACTCGCTAAAGCGTTTAAAAAACAACTGGATCGCCAGCAATGGTACTCAATATGGGAGATTGAAGTTAAAAGTTTAAATAAAACATGAGTTCCGATAATGGTCTACTTTTAAACTTAAAAACTTTCAAAGTCACCTACTTTCAGGGTGATGGAGAGATAACTGCCTACAAGTGTAAAACCCTCGAGGAAGCCGTCTTAAAGGCTCAGGAATTAGACGAGGAATATCAAACCGAGTATGGTGTCCAATTTACAGGTTCACTTAAAAAAAATGAAATACAAATATTCAAGAAAAGAAATAGCCGAAAGATTAAAAATAAAGTATAAAGAAAACTCATATATAACTGAAATGCTCCTAGCCCTAGCCGATAAACCTACTGTATCAGAACTGTGTCACAACTGTAACAAGGACTTGACTGATACAGATAAACCTAAAGAAGAATGTAAACATCATTATTACATTTGGCACAACGGAAAAAAAGAACATACCAAAAATTGTATTAAGTGTGGATTTTACCCCCTTAAAACAAAGCCAGAGATAGAGAAGATACCAATTAAAAAAAGAGTTTGTCCTTTAGAATGTAGAGAACTTTTTGAATATTGCACTACTTTAGACAAAAAGATTGACGAAATTATAGATTTCTTATCTACCAAAGATAAAAAGGAGGAGAAATGAAAAAATATCAAGTAACAAAAAAAGAATGTCAAAATAGGATAGATGAGTTAGACAATGTTTGCGACAGATGTGGTCGTAAGATTGTGCCGCTAAAGACAGTAAATAACTCTGGAGAACCTACTTATTGGTCTGGTTGTTTACACGGGGATAAAAAATGTGGACATTTTACTACTGGAGTATCAAAACAAGTCTACAACCTAGCCGTCAAATTGGCATTAGCAAACAGTCTAGACTTCGGTTTGAAAGGTGATGACCAAAAAATTGGTTTTGACTATGCTTGGGAAAACGCTGTTTATAGAAACTGCGACAAAATCAAACACGTTGAGTATATTAAAAACAACAATCCAAGATATACCAAAAAACAACTTATAGAACTTCACAACAAATATTACAAATCTTAACCTCCCACCCCATACAAAATTATAAATTAACAAAAATATGATAACCAACATACAAACGGATACTTTTGCCAATACTTTTCAAAAATATATTGAAAGTGCGATTAAAAGTGAATTAGATTTGATTTATGATAATGCCGTAAAGGAAATGACCGAAAAAATGGATAGTAGAAAAGCGGAGGTAATATCAGCCATAACTATTAAAATGATGAAAATGGTTGAGTTACAAACATTTAATAATAGGTTGAGAATTGAAGTTTTGACCGATAAATTGAACATTAAATAACCCCATACATAAATGAAAAATAAAATAAACGAATACATAAACTTCTGGTGTGACTGGACACAAATCCCTTATAGACAATTTAACTGGATCTCTTTTACTTTCATTAACTTGTACTTTGAATGGGATAGAATGTTTAACCAGATAGAATTAGAAATAGGTTTAATAGGCTTTAATCTAAGAGTTCAAGTTCCGGTAGGTAAACCCAGTCCTAAGATACTCAAAGAGATGAAAAGGTGGGAGAAGGAGTTAAGTAATTAGCAGTTCGTCATATACGTTGCTAAAAACTAGTGATATATTACCGTCAATGAAACCTGCCAAGGGGAAGTTATCTAATCCAAATATTAAAGAACTAGAAAAAGCATTTGATGGAGATTTAGACTTAGTATTATTCTTTTTAAGCTGGGTAAAAAACAGCAGAAATGCGAGTAAGGCTTATTTAGAACTTAACCCACATGTAGATCCGGCCAGTGCTAGAGTATTAGGTTCGAGGCAGTTAGCAAAGATTAACATCAAAGCTGTTTTAGAAACATACGGAGTGGGACTAGACGAATATATGGGACAACTAAAAGAAGGCCATCAAGCAACCAAATGGAATGACTTTACCGGAGAGAGGGAACCGGACCATAAAACCAGAGAAAGTTACAACAAGAGATTAGGTGCTTTATTGGGGATTGAAACATCAGGCAATCAAACCAATATTCAAGTCAATAACATTACCCCTACTTTTCAAGTAATGTCTCAAGAAGCTAAAGATTTACTAAAAAAACTCTATGAAAGACCTGATGGTTCTAACGACTAAAGCGTATTTAGACGGATACCGGTATATAGTCAACGAGGGGGGTACTAGAAGCGGTAAGACATTCACAAATCTTTCTTTGATATATCACATAGTCAATTCTCATAAATATCTCGCTAGTGTTGTCTCGGAGACTTTTCCGCATCTTCGCAAAGGAGCAATAAGAGATTTCAAGGGACTTCTCGAAAAAACTAAATCTTGGAAGGATAAATACTGGAATGAAACAAATTCAATATATGATATCCCCGACAAGGGTAGTTTGGAATTTTTTAGTGCTGATTCTTCAGATAAAGTACACGGACCGGAAAGAGACATCTTATTTATCAACGAAGCTCAAAACATAAACTATGAGATTGCTAGACATTTGTTTGTCAGAACCAAGAAAACAATTTTTATAGATTTCAATCCTACTAGAGAATTTTGGGCCCATACAGAACTCAAGAAAGATCCAAAGTGTTTGTGGATACACTCGACTTATTTAGACAATCCCTTTTTAACCCCAGAACAAATACACGAAATTGAAAGAAATAAAACTAATAAAATGTGGTGGCAAATTTATGGGAAGGGGAGAATAGCCGAGAGTGAGGGTGCAATTTATAAAGGGTGGGCCATCATAGACGAAATACCCCACGAAGCCCGCCTAGAACGCTACGGAATGGATTTTGGGTATTCTAATGACCCTACCTCGATTGTAGCTATTTACAGATACAACGGAGGGTTTATTTTAGATGAAGTTACCTATCAAAAAGGTTTAAGTAACAAACAAATTGCTGATATCTTATTAAACCAACCCAAAGCATTCGCAATAGCTGTTAGTGCCGAACCTAAGAGTATTGATGAGATTAGAATGTATGGAGTGAATATTTTACCTAGTAATAAAGGACAAGGTTCAGTCCTCCAAGGGATACAATACGTCCAAGACCAAAGGATAAGTATTACCAAAAGAAGTCTTAATGGAATAAAAGAATACCGTAATTACATGTGGAAGACTGATAAAGATGGCAAAATAATCAATGAACCTGAATCAGGCTGGGACCATTTTCAAGATTCCGTTAGGTACGGACTAACTGACTTAAAACCCATCGAGGACATTGAGGATGTCCCAGAGGATAATTTATTTGATGAAAGGGGGATGTATTGAAATACGCTGTTAAATTAAATCCTAGTAATCTAAAGGTCCACTTGGATATTGAATCAGATATCCAAAGGATTAAAAATGGCTTATTTAACATCGTTATCAAAGTTAATCGTGAGTTAATCATTGATTACGTTGTCTATGAAAACCTCTCAACAGTCAATACGGAACTTACCGTTGCACCTCTTGATTGAAAAACACGCTCAAGATATTAAATACGGTTCAATCACTTATACTTGTAATTTAAAAAATGGGGAAGTAGACCTAAAAACTATCAGTGTTACCATCGCCAAGAGAAGACGTTACAGACCAAATCATAAAAATATTTGACAGTCTAAGGGGTAGAGTGCTAAATTACCACAATTAGCCAATGGTGCCAGATGGCACGGACAGCTCCCGTATTTCGGGGGCTTTTTTTTATGGAAAAAGATAAACCCAAAAACCAAATCCTCTCCCGCAAAGATGCGGCCTTTAATTATCTAAAAGACAAAAGAACTAATTGGGATAGTTACGAAAAGATATTCCACAACCAACTCAACTCTAAAGTCACCGACTCGACTAAATCACAAGTCTTTGACCCCAAGATAGCCACCTTAATCATCGAAAGGGCTTATAGAGTCATGTCTCAAAACCCTCAAGGTAAAGTCAAAGCTATCTCTAAAAATGATTCCGGAACTGAGAAGCTAATGAATCTCATCTTAGATAAATACATCCTCCCTAACGCTAACGCTCAATTCGACCTACTTACAAAACTAAGGATGGTAGATATTTACTCCAATGTTTACGGAAACTTCTTCTCCTTAATAGACTGGGATGTTAAAAAGAATGGTTATGCCGGACCGGATATGTGGTTACTTAACATTCGTGATGTCTTCCCCCAAGTAGGGGCGGTCTCTTTAGAAGATTCGGATTACGTCATTGTTAGATCATGGCAACCTATTTCTTTCTTTGAGTCACTTAAAGAACAAAAAGGGTACAAAAACATCAGTAAGATAATCAACATCTTAAAGAATAAAAGCAATCCCAAAAAAGACTCCGAAGATAAGAGTAAACGTGAAGATATTTACCCTGAAGCCGAAGGCACCCCCGGAGCAGGCTTTTATGAAGTCTTAACCCAATATTCTCGTGATACATGGACTGATTACTGCGTTGATGCTGATTTAGAATTTCGTGAGATAGACAATCCTCATGAAAATGGTGAATTACCTGTGATTTGTAAGTATTCCATTCCTCTATTAGACGACTTTATGGGTATGGGAGACGCCGAGAGAGGTGAATCTATGCAATCAGTGGTTAATTCTGTTTGGAATTTATATCTAGACGCTGTCAAGATGTCTATTTTCCCTCCGACTTTAATCAATAAAGACAATATCGCTGCCATGAGTTCACTCAAGTGGGCTCCAAGTGCTAAATGGTTAGTTAGGAATCAAATAAACAATGCTGTTCAACCTATTGAATTAAGCCCCCAAGGTATTCAAACCTTCAATAACACCTATCAAGTGGCTAATGCTTCACTTTTGAACATGTTTGGGACGACAGACACCTCCGTTACCCAACAAACAGAAGCTGGGTTTGGTAAAACCCCAGAAGCTTTGAAAATGCAGGCCAGTCGAGAGAATACTAGAGATAACGCTGATAGATTCTACATGGAACAGTTTGTCAAAAAGATGGTTAATCGCATGGTTAATTTGATGTCTAAGAATAATGACAGTTCCGTCGCCGTAAGAATGTTCCAAGATGAAATAGAAGAACTTGTTGATGAATATCCCGAAATGGAGGAAATGTATGACGAGAAGACAGGTAAGTTAAACATCGAATCCAAATCCTTTGGTAATTCCTTATACGACTACGAGATTATCTCCGGTTCGATGTATTTAGTCGCCCAAGAAGCCCAACAAAAGAATATCAACGGATTAGTGGGAATGATTATGGGAAATGAATTTTTACTCCAACAAGCCCTCCAAACAGGTTATGTCACTATAGGCACAACCAAAATCAATCTAGGAGAACTTATGAAGAGGTCGATTGTTAATTCGGGTATCCAAGACTGGTCCAAAATCGTCGAAGAAGAAAAACCCGAAGAAACAGCCGACAGACTAATTGAAGACGCCAATCAACAATTTATTAGTGCTGTGGAGCAAATGCAAAACGGGGGAGCACAACAACCTCCTATGCCTCCACAAGGCGTACCTGAAGGAGGAATGAATGCAGGCTATTAGACCATCTTTTATTAAATTACCTATCTTAGAGGTTGACAAAGAAGCCGAGAGAAGGGGAGCGAGTGATGAAGAGAGAGTTTTGTATGCTATGTCTAAAAGTGCTGGCTGGAAGGCTTTTAACGACTTAGCTCAACAGGCTCTTATTGAATTAGACAACATCAACACCCAAGCTATTCAAGCAGGAGCGACTTACGAAGAATTAGGCAGAAACACCTTAGTAATCAGTTTTACCAAAGATATTATAAATCGCCTCATAAACAAGGTGGAGGACGCAAAGGAGTCTTGTGAAGGAGATGGAGGAGAATAACACCAATGACTATTTTGAAGAACAAAATCAAGTCGTTTATAAGTTCATCCCTAAAGGTTATCACTCTTGGAAGCAACAAGGTTACTACTTGGTTTGCAAATCATGTGACCTTCAACATTCTGTCTTTATTGGCCCGAATCACATTATGGTGGGAGAAAAAGACGGGAAGCCGGTCTTAACAAAAAGATAAATATTGATTGCTACTCTATTCCTCCATAGGGTAGCAATGAGTGTTTAACTCAGGGTCTCACATTCCCATACCAGGTGTGTTTAGCACTTTAATAGAACTATGCACGACCCAATCG